ACAATGGTCTTGGAACTTTGACTGCTCTTGGTGGTGGTGGAGCGCACAATAACACACAGCCCACTATTGTTCTTAACTACATCATCAAGGCGGCATAATGGGAATCAGTAATGTTTCTAACGGTTTACGGTCAGGTGTTTGTACTTCGACTACCCGCCCGACAGCCCCGTATGAAGGGCAGATGATTTACGAAACCGACACGAACCGTGTGTTGGTGTGGGACAACGCAGCCTGGGTGATGATTGCCGATACAGACACGCCGCCAGGGTTGCAATTTATTTCAGGAGCAACTTTTTCCAATGTCGCAAGCATTGACATAACTGGCTTCACTTCAGAGTTTGAATGGTACGAAGTGTACTTCCAAGCAACTCGTCATACATCTGGAAGCACTGCTGTATTAGGTGTTCTTTATGATGGTGCAACAGCAAGAAGCAGCGCATATTACGGCGGTAACGGATACACACAATTTGATGGCACACAGGGTAACCAATACACCATGAACAACGCAGGCGACTTCTATGTCACAGCAGTGGAAAATAGATACCGTGGCAATTGCACAATGAGGGCGTATTACAAAAGCGGAGAACAGTTCACTTACAATTATCAGTCTTTTGAGTCGGTGAACTTTAGAAGTGTTAACGGTGCTGGATTTAGAAATGCAACAGATTCATGGGATAGAATAAGGTTTAGTGGTGCATCTGCCAACATAACTGGTTCTTGGGCGTTGTATGGAAGAAGAAAATAACTATGCCGATTACTAATTATCTTCCTTCGTCACGGCTTATCCAGCCTGGTGTGTGTACTTCGTCTACTCGTCCTGCGTCACCGTTTGAAGGTCAAGCAATCTTTGAAACCGACACAGACATGATGGCTATTTGGAATGGGTCGGCTTGGCGATATATCGCAGCGACTACACCAACCAACGGAACCGTCCTCCAAGTTGTAAGTACAAACCTGACGACACAACAAACATTTACATCTTCTACTGCTTCTGCTTCCTCATTGACTGCATCAATCACGCCAAAGTCTTCGTCAAGCAAAGTACTTGTCATGGTTAGCGTCAACGGAATCAACAGACAAAGTTCAGATACTGGTTTAAACCTTTGGCTGTATAGGGGTGGTTCGTCTATCGCCCATTTTGGTAGACAAGTTTTAAAAATGGACGGCAACAGTTCGCAGTCTTGGGACGCTACATCTTCTATTAATTATTTAGATTCACCTGCTACTTCCAGCAGTACGACCTATACGGTTTGGGGTGCTTCGTCAGGCAACAGTTCTTTTGCTCTGTTTAACCATTCAAGCGTTACAACAAGCACCGTCACGCTTATGGAGATTGCTGGTTAACCACGCTGACCTGAAGGGACACCATGAAAATCGCTGTATACACCATCGCCAAAAACGAAGAACAATTCGTTCAACGCTGGGCCGACTCCTGCAAAGACGCTGATCACCGGTTCATCCTCGACACAGGATCGACAGACAACACCCGTCAAGCAGCTATAGACGCAGGCGTAGAAGTACAGTCACGCCAGTTTGATCCGTGGCGATTCGACCACGCCCGCAACTTCTCCCTCGCCTGCCTACCAAAAGACATAGACCTCTGCATCTCGCTAGACATGGATGAAGTACTACAACCAGGTTGGCGCAAAGCCCTAGAACAACTACCCCCCACCGTCACCCGTCCCCGCTACAAATATGTATGGTCATGGAACCCTGACGGATCAGAAGGCTTGACCTATGGTGGCGACAAAATCCACGCCCGACACGGCTACCGGTGGAAACACCCCGTCCATGAAGTACTCAAACCTGACGGTGTAGAAACCCAACAATGGTGCGACCTGCAAATCCACCATCATCCTGACCACAGCAAATCACGCAGCCAATACCTACCCCTGTTGAAACTGGCAGTAGAAGAAGACCCCCGTGACGACCGCAACCAGTTCTACCTAGCCCGTGAATACTTCTTCCACGGCGAGACAGGTCTAGCCCAATACCACTTCTCTGAACATCTCAAACTTTCCCAGTGGCAACCCGAACGAGCAGCTTCGTACCGGTACCTAGCCAAGATGCGTTCCGACTCAGCCGAACACCACCTATACAAAGCCATCGCTGAAGACCCATCACGTCGTGAATCCTGGGTTGCCCTAGCGTCCGTGTACCACGACAAGAAAGACTGGGTTGCCTGTCGACACGCCTGCGCTATGGCTTTACAGATCACCGAGAAACCAATGGACTACCTATGCGAGGCAGATGCTTGGGGTTGGCTACCACACGACCTGATGGCTATCTCCTGCCACCACCTTGGGGACACAGACGAAGCGTTCTTTTACGGATCGCAAGCCGTGGCCCTCAATTTTACGGATCAAAGGCTACAGGCGAATCTGAAATGGTATAAACTTAGACAATGAATCGTGGCGAAATGCGTACGGCTGTAAAACAGCGCCTAGCAATCCCTGCATCCGGCGACGGCTTGCTGCCGGACTCCACAATCGACTCTTTGATCAACCGCTCTCTAGCTACCATTTCGGCTACTAAGGAATGGCCCTGGCTTTTAGACACTCAGGCTATGACTTTTGTAGGCGGCTCGGCTACCGTCCCCAACGACTTTGTACGGGCCCGCCAGCTGGTTATTAACGATCTACCGGTTATGTGGGTCCAACTTGAGGACTTCCTTGACCCTGACCGTATGACGGCCACCTTCGCTTGGACGATTATCGGCAACAAGGCTCGGCTTAATCCTCTCCCGACAACCGATCAAAACGGCACTTTGTACTACTACCGTAGTGAGCCTGAACTGTTGAGCGACTATTCGACACCGCTAATGCCAGCTTTACACCACCCCCTGATCGTAGCCTATACCTCGTACCTTGCAGCAATGGTTCGCCAAGACGAGGGGCGTGCTGCGGTATATCAGGCTGAGTACCAGTCAATTCTTGACACCATGCGAGACGACCTTAAGCAAAATACCTCCCGCCGTATTCGTTATAGCCCTGGTTATCAACATGCTGCGTGGTCATAATGCCAGCTTTTACTTCTACATGGGATGACTTTACCGGCGGGTATTTCATTGGCGAGAACGATAACCGCCAGCCACGAAGCACATTCACTGGCGAAAACGTAGCCGTATCACTCAATGACGGATCTGTTGTAGCTACTAACAAAGTGCAGCAAATCCCCTTAAACGCTCCTGGCGAACACGACACAGGGATCGTTATTGAAAACAATTCTTTGTACATTGACGGTGGTGCATCAGTCAACACTTTTGTAACGCCTGCTGTTCAGGGCGGTGATTACATTTATTTTGCTGTTCAGTTTATTGGTACTTCAACGACAACGTTTAAAATGTACCGCCTTCGTTGGGGAAACCCATCGGACCCTACTCAGAATTGTGAAATAAATTCAAGCGACGCTGTAAGTCTTACAAACACCTACACAATCACAAACGTTTTCACAACCAATGAAAGCGGGCAAATTTATGCCTATGTAGGTTCAAAAGACAAGATTTACAGATTTACCGGCACTGGCAACTGGGACGCAATTAACCCAGCAGCGATGACTACGATCACACTTCCTTCGGGTATCACGAGCGTTGACGGGATTACTGTTTGGAACGCACGAATGGTTGCATGGTCGTCAACAACGGACTTTGTTTATTTTTCAGCCGCGCTTAATTTTAGCTCCTGGAATACTATTGATTATCTTGCTCCAGGTTATTCGAACAACGGCGTCACTTGGGTGATCCCGAGATATGACGATTTGCTGGTTATCAAACCAAACGCCATTTATTCTATTACGGGAGTATTGGGGGCTACGGCAGCTGTCCGTCAGGTTTCTGATGCTGTTTACCCATTGAATACTGATTATTCTTCAATTGTTTCTCAGTCCAATACGATGTTCTATTTGTCAAGATTGACGGAACCGTATTATGCAAACGTTAACTATCTGTCCGGCCAGCAGGTTGGTGTTGCTGCGTACCAAAACCTTGGACGCGCCTTTGTTTCTCCTTATGCAAACATTGATCACGTAACACCACCTTCTCTTGCTGCATCGTCCAATGGCGACGTTGTATGTACATACTCAATTAGTGAATTTGGGGCTGGCGGATTTTACGCTTTGATTAGAAACAGATTTGGTGACTGGGTAAGAATTAAAAGCGACTCTTTTACTTTTTATTCGGCTCCGGTTGAAGGCGAATCTCAAAACGACAAGTTTATTAGACGTTATAGCGCTGTAAACAACTATCAAACCCCGTCCGCTGTTTTTGGGTTCCCGCCCAACGCAATGGTGTTTATGCAGGTTGCTTCCAATATTACAACCAGCGGGTTTGGCGCAGAAGCTTTTGCGCGTTACAAGTCTATTTCTTTTGGTGTTTGGTTTCAGCAACAAGTAAACGCTGGCCATGACTATGCCGGGGATGACGACATTACTTTTGATGCGTTAACCGAAGGTACGCTTATTCTGTCCCCAGTGGATGACCAAAAAGCTTCTACCATCCGCCGCATTTATGTCGAAGCAACTCTTGATTTAGATTATATTAATTATGGCGATTTTTCCGGTGACGCAGAAATGACAGTCACAGTTATTAACGGGGCTCCGGAAGATGTTGCTTACGACCCTAACCTTAATTTTGTTTCTAGCGATCGTGTCTTCTCTCAAGCTCTTTCTAGCATTCCCAATACCACCGCTTTCACACCCGCAGAAGTCAAGACGGCACCCTACGCAAACGCCAATCCTTACAAACGTGTTACGGCTACACGTATCCTGCGTTTTGATTCAGACAACATGGGCTATGGTTACAAGCATAATGTGTCTATTAAATTTTCGGGTTTTAGGATTAAGCGTGTTTGGATTGAAGGCGATTCGCGATGAACCCAATTGAGATTGTGTGGAAACACCCACGCCAGGCCTACGAGCTGGCTTACGTGCTCAAGAACGACAAAACTCAAAGCTACGAAGAGTACGCTGCTGCTTTGCGGGAAAACATCGTTTCCCTGGAAGACCGGATCTCTCAGATGCAGGTTCAGATCGATGCCTTGTGGGCGGCAGCAGGCTTGTAGCAATACGCTACTATATATGGGATAATTGCCCTATGAACCTTCAAGTTGTCAAAGATGTAGCTACCCGCCTGATCGCCCTGTTTGTATCCAGCTCGCTCGGCATCATCACCGGCTCCTCGGTTATTGACGCATTTGCTAAGGATATCAGCGTTCCTCTTTGGTACAAGGCTCTTCAGGCTGGCGGCGCTGCCGTGGCTTTGGTTGTCTACGATCTCAGCAAAGCCCTTAGTGACGGAAAGCTTACCAAGGCTGAGGTCGACAAAGCATTTGGCGTAGACCGGGACAAGCACAGTGCCGCGTAAGTACACCGGCAATTCCGATGGAGCGGCAAAAGGGAAGCGCCCCGGCACAGAAAAGCTCGTAGACCTCTGTAAGCGCCGTTGGAAGGCAAAGTCTTTGGGGACTTGGGTTGTACGAGACATGCGGGGCAAGCCTGGCCAGCTGTCAGTTCACGCTACCGGAAGGGCTGCGGACATTCAGTTTCCCAACGACAAGATTAAAGCTGAAGCCGTAGACTGGTTTGTGGAACATGCCGACGCATTGGGTATTGAGGAAATTCATGTGTATGACGC